TCTGAATGTTATTGCAACGAGAGATCTCCTTAACAAGTTCTATACTAGGATTCTTCTCGTTCTCTTGCTTTGCAGCAAGCATCTTCTTCTTAAACTTCACACGGTCATCATACATCTTCTGCATGAGTTGTGGAAGAAATCCCTGGACATCTTTTCGATACTGTGCCCCATTTGCACAAACACAATACTCACCATCAATAGAAATTTCCTTTTTAAGGATTCGATCTACTGTTGCTGACGGGTGTTTGTTCGGAAGTAACGTCTCTGGCGAGATGTTGTATTGCATAATGAGGTGAGGGTATAGGGAGTTGAGGTCAAAACTGACCACCCATTCATACAAACCAGGGACAGGTTCTTTAACATACGCACCAGCGTACTTGGAATCTTTTTCATGGCGTTCGTTCGGGGGAATGACAATCTTTTTACGAGTAAGGTCATTATAGATAATGCTATCCCACATGCGTACTTGATAGTACACATCCTCAAAGTTAACCTTGGCGTCATATGCCATGGTCAATGCCAACTCAATCAACTTCATCTTGTCTTCCAGACGGTCAACAAGCTCTACGTCAATGATGTTGTAATCAACAAACTTTTGCCAGTTCTGAGTATAGAAGTCCTTGAAGGTTTCAAACTCAGAGTGGTCTAGTTTTTGTTGTCCGAGTTCAACGCTGGCAATATGATCCAGTCGATAGGACTCTTGGTTAGTGTAAGTAAACTTCTGATAAAGATCAAGGTAGTCAAGAACGCTAACGCCGATGACATCATAATAAATATGATTCCTTCCCTTGATTTCGACTTCTTTTTCAAAGACCTTGTTCCATGGAGAAAGGGACTTCATGTACTTTGTGGAAAGCACACGATCTATACGACGGCAAATATATGGAACGTCGAACAGTTTGACATTCCAACCAGTCAAAATATCTGGGGTATTCTCTGCCCACCATGCAAGAAAATCTTTGAGCATCTCTTCTTCTTTCCAGAAGACCCGATACTCAACATCATCCCGTGAGTTTTCATACTCACGAGTTCCCCATACAATTAATTTCTTAGTGGTAAAATCCTTAATCGTCAGACACAGAATCTCTTCAGACGTATCTGCAATATTAGGAAATCCGTTTTCAGATGAGGTCTCAATGTCAATAGTGTAAATTTTTAAATGTGAAGTATCATAGTTGATCTCTTCTTCTGGAAATTTATCACTAATGTATTGATACAAGAATCTATCGTTCCCATAGATCTTGAAGTTATCGACACCTTTATACTTGTCGATAAACTCCCTAGCATCTTTTACATTGCTGAACTTAATCTCTTGGGCATAGTTACCATCAAGAGTTTTGTATTCACTTTTAGTATTTGTTTGGGCATAAAGAACTGGAGAAAAGACCTCCTGGTATTGAACACGTTCACCGTTTTCATAACCAATGTAAAAGATCTTGTCTCCAGAAAGGAAAACATTACTGTAGAAGTTCTTCGTCATCATCAGGTGGGACAATCGCTTGGTACTTGGAGAGGATCTCAGGATCTGGTTCTGCCAGTGTAGCAAGAGATTCGGAATAAAGCAAGACATTCCTTTGCTTTGAGTAGCGGGGGAATGTCCTGAGTTCACCATCTACAATTTCCATGGGGTCTGCCAGGAAACAAGATGGTTCCATCTCCATTTCAGAAATCTGAGAAATCAAATAAGTACCGTTACGAAGCAGGATCAGTTTGACTTCCATCATTAACTACCTCAACGGGGGATTCGGGAACATCAGAAGGTTCTTCTTCCAAAGAAATACCATTCTTGTTGCAGTAATCTCTCATGATATTATCATGAGGATCATAGATTGTAACCAACCAATCTGCTGGAATAATGAAACTTCTTTGCTTGGCAAGAGGTGCCCAGTGAGTATATCGAACTGAGTACTTGGTTTTAGGTGCAATTGATTCCTCACCCTCAACAGCAAGTTCTTCAGTTTCTGCCTGGAGTTGCATCACAAATGGATTTGAAAGGTGATATGCAACAATACCATTGTTTTCATTGTCGAGGATTTCCTTGGCGTCAGAAATAACGTCTTCGCCAGACCTCAGCAGCATAACTTTAACAGTCATAATGATAGATTCTTGTCTTCTAAATTTCTAATGTGGGTTGAAAGTTTGTCAAGGTATCCACGATTGCGTAGCTCTTTGAACACTAGGTTCTCAAGTGCAAACTCTCCACCTTGCTGAATAGCAGATGCTCTCATGTCTCTGATCCTGTCTTTCAGTTTCTTGAGAACTGCTGGATCATCTGCTTGATTTTCGATCAGGTCGTCAATCTTTTCCATCATATCATGAACCTTCTTAAAAAGCAAGGGGTCTGTCAGATCCACTTGCTGCTTCTGAGGTTCCTTGATCCACTTGGTATTCAAAAGAGAATACACTCCCTGACCTGCTGGAAGTGGATCATTGATGTCCTGTGCATAAAGTTCCACAGGATGGGCATAGATCTTGATGTCATGCATCAATGCCCACAGTTGTTTCTTATCTCTCAGATAATCATCTAACAGTTCTGGACAGTTAGCAATCTGAGTTTTATCTACAACCAGATGCAAATCCAAATCAGAGAATCTTGTGTAATTAAAGTTGGCATTACCACCAACTAGAATAATATCTCTGATTGATTCCTGAGGAATCTTTGCAAATTCTGCCCACTTATACCCGATCTCAAGAAGTTTTGTTGCAACTTCTTGCTTGAGTTCTAACCCATCCCAAAATTTTAGGTTGAGTTTATCGTGATACATCAGGGTTAACCTGAGTTCTTGAAACGATTTCACGGATACTAAATGAGATTTCTTACTATTTATCTTTAACGATTTCAATATTCGGTTCTGTATTGACATCATTTCCGAATACTGCTTTTGCCTCTTCCTGTGGTTTGAGGGTTTGTCCATATGCCTCAAGAACTGACATGATAGGTTCTACGATAGAAACAACCCAATCAGGATTAACTGCAATCTCATCATCATGGGTTAGGGGTTGCCATTTTTCAAGAAGAATTCTTCCCGTATACTGTTGGTTTCTTTCTTCAGTCCCCTCTACAAACATCTTCTCGATAGTGATAGCATACGCTTTATCAAAGATAAATGCTTGTCTTACCCCAGTATCTTTATGCTGAACTTCAGAGACATCAGCAACGATATCTTCCCCAGATTTTAATTTAATTACTTTAATTGACATGGTAATCCACTATGAAATAGTATTATAAAAGGGTCTCAACGTTTTGTCAAGACCCTTTCTTTTATTTATTTGATTTCGTAGATCCTTCTCTTTTGATGTTCAGGAACGATTCTATTCAATTCAACAACCAACATACCATTCTCAAAAGTAACTTCTCCAACTTCAACATCGTCAGACAAGTTGAAACCTCTAGCAAAGGTTCTAGTTGCAACGCCACGGTGCATGTACTCACCTTCTGACTTATCCTTTGCTGCCTTGGACGAGATGATTAGAACATTGGTCTCGGTGCTAACTTCAATGTCATCTTTTGACCACCCCGCAAGTGCTAGTTCGATCCTCCACTTAGTTTCTGAATCTTTTACTAGATTGTAAGGGGGATACGAATTCTGTGGTGTTCCCATTCCATACGAATGCAATCGATAGAATAGGTCATCGTAACCGACACTGTATCTTTCTACAGCATCAACAATGGCACCCAAATCCTTGGTGCCGAACTTTCTAAGTCCAGTCATTATGGTAGCTCCTTTAAAAGCGAGTTTGTGTTTTGAGGTCCCCGAAGGCAACCGTATTATATATTAACAAACAAAAAAATAGTGATACAGTAAAAACCGTACCACTATCTAGGGTGTTCCGATTGTAGAGTGTGCCGCACGAAAAGCACATAGATATTTATCTAAATAGATTAGCATACACACTAAATTAAATGAAAAAGACGTTGATTGCTTTTGGAATGTTACTGATGGCGGCACCTGCACATGCCGATATTACAACTAAACTTACCACTAGTGTTCAACTGACTGTTGATGCTGCTGCTTCTCAAGCAACTCGTTTAGGTTCTTCCTATTCTGTGAGTGGTTCTAATGTATCTGCTACTCTAGGTGGTCTTACAGCACCTTCGGGATCTGCTGCTGCCACTATGAATGCTGGCACATATTCCCAAACGACAGATGGGAGTGCCTTTTCGTTTAGTGAGACATTCAACGGCGGAGACGCAATCCCAACAGGAACGACCGTTTCTAGCGGTGTGGTTGGATCCTTACCCGCATTTGGAAGCGTCACGACAACTGCTGGTGGGGTGGCTGGTTCTCTCGCTGGTACTATCGATTCTGCTGGCACGATGGCATTGACTGCTGGTGGTGCTGGTACTTCTGCAACAGGACAGTTTGTTTCTGAAATCACTATCAGATAATGGGTCTTAGTTATGGGTTTCCAAATTCGAATGGGTGCCAATGTTCAAATTGCAAAGGCACCTCTTTTTGCCGCTGCTGTGAGCGTTGCAATGTTTTCTGGGCAAGCAAAAGCAGTTCCAGTGGTCCCAAACTTCACTCAGGGATCAATGACAAGTCATACAGAAACGACACAGAAAATAACTGAGACCATCAACTCGATGGATTATAACACAGGGTATCAATACTCTGTAACTGGTACTGGAATTACAGCATCAGGTAACTTATCACCAGGAACAGGTGCTAACAATGTAACTATAGACGGAGTGACATCATCATGGACAGGAATAACAAGCAAACCATCCTTCACACAAACGACACCAGGAGCAGCGTTTCAGTTCACAGAAACATATCAGGGTCCTGGTTTAAGCAATCAAACAATAATTCAAAGAACAACAGAGGTAACAAGCATAACCGACACTACCTCTATCTTCTCGCAATAGGACTTAACTGTGCTCTCCCAATTCAAGCATATGCTGAAGTCGGGGGTGTTAGTGCTACAGCTGCTCCCGTTGCTAATTCTTCAGGCTCTGTTACAAATCAGGCAATCCAAGTTTTACAAGGACCCTACATTACAAACACCTATGGGGGTGGGATCCAGTGTCAGGGACCAACTCTAAACATCACACCATATGTGACTGGTAGTGCTTCTACTACCAAACCTTATGAACCATATTACTATGATCCTGTCTATGACATGAGGGACTTAGATGAAGATGGAGCACCTGACAATCCAGGTTCCATTCTTTATACTGTCCCAGTAAGAACTGGGCAAAAAGATAACTATAACTTAGGTGTAGGTTTCTCTGCTACATGGAGCAAACCATTAGATCAGAAACTACAGGACCAATGTAAAGAAGCAGCTGCTGCTAACATCGAACTGATGAAGCAAACAACTGCCAATAAGAGATTAGATTTTGAAATCGCTAGGTTGAAAAACTGTGGTGAATTGATGAAGCAAGGTATCATGTTCCACCCAAAGTCACAATATTATAAAGTATGTGCTGATGTTGTAGTCATGAATAAGAATGCTATAGCACCTCACGTTCACTCTATCCCTTCGGTTTCAAGACAGAACGAAGTGCCCGAATCGCCTGTGTCCTCTCGCGCTGAAGATCTTGGCGGTCCCTTACAGACAAGACCTCAGGTGTCTTCCCCCTGATAGCAGCAATCTTTTTCATTACTTTCTTAACCGTTGGTTTGACAACCTTTAGTAGGATGTCTGCCAGCGGTTTTGCCATAAGTGCTGATGCTGTAGCCACTACAGCAATACCACCAGTGGTTACAACAGATCCAGGACTAGGAAGACCAGCAATAATCTGTTGAGGAATAGGAACAGGTTCTGTAATCTGAATACACTCATTACCTATGAGTTTATAATCAGTAACTTTCTTTCTAAACCCTTCTACGAATGTACCAACAGGTTCCTTCGCTTCTTGTGCTGCTGTAGGACAATCTACCTTCGCAGTAGCAGGAGGAATTTTAGGTGTCGCTGGTAACTCGGGAGCAGGGGGTGCTTTAGGTTGCCTTGTATCTACCTTTGGTTTCCCAGTAGGTAGAAGTTGATTAGGTTCAAAATTAATAGGATTGAATGATGGTATATTTCCATCACAATAAGTTCTAGCACCCCTTGAGTCATCTTGTGCTAGTTGTGGACTGCCATCAGGATGTGCTTCTACACAACCAGGCATATCAACAATAGGAAGTCCTATGTTAACTGTAACTGGTATAGGATATCCAGTAAATACTTGTGGAATACTAGAATCAAAAACATTAATATCTGGAATAGCATTTCCAGTTATTTTGATTTCACGAATCTCCATCTGTAAATAATCCTACAAAACCACTCCAAAGGTGAAAGAAGAACACATAAAGGAAAAACTTACCTTCAGCATCTTTTGATTTTCTTCTGCGTGTTGTCGTCATAATTAACAATCATTGAATACTTTACCCACTTGACTACCAATGTCAGATCCAACTCGTTGACCAAGTAGGGTCATCCATCCTGCTGCCAACCATCCTACATATGGAATATTTATTACTGCAGGTACAAGGGCACCAGCAGCAAT